AGCCGGACACCTTGAACCAAAAAAAGGGCGAGGGCCCTCATTTTTTACTGCTTGCCTTTGGCTTCTTTGGGAGGAGGGTGGCCAGGTAGTTGGCGTAGCTGCGGCACACTGCTATCTGTGCGAAGGGACTGTCCCTGATGGTCGTCTGTTTGAAGTAGAGAGCGAGGTCGGGAGTCACTGAACCCTGTGTAAGTTTCGGTGCAAAGAAGTGAGTCGTAGAACTTACGCCAGGATGCAATGATCTCCTCGTCCTCTTCAATGAGGTCCAGGAACTGGGGCAGACCTTTGCCTGCTCGCTCGCGCTTCAGCGAACGGGGGACTTTTTCTTCCTCGAACTCCGGGAGTTCATCATCGCAATCGTCACAGTCAATGGGATCGGAGCTGGAACCGTAAGAGGACATTTGGGGTGTTTTTGGGGGGGAATTGTCCATTTTCAGAGATATTTTCCAACGGAAACTCTGGTGTATGAACGAGCCACGATTTCCCTAGCATACTTTTTCGATTTGATGTATGTGTATGGGTGCTTTTTCTATTTATAGATTAAGTGTTTAAAGGGTTGCGGTGTGGGTTAAACGCGCATGTCGGGGCTCGCAAGCTCGCGCCCTCCATGGCTATGGTTAGACACTTCCTCCTGGGGCAGTTACAAGGTGCGCTGAAGGTATAGCCGTGCCGACTCGTCGCGCGCGGGCAGATCTCACGTCTGCCGCGGGCTCCTACCGTCGGAGTAAGTTGCGGTGCTTGTAAAGGGTAGCGGCGTTTGGTGTGTGTGTTTCTTTCTTTTTTTTTAGTAATCTTCGAAGTAGACACGAACTGTGCCTTGAAAGACGTAGCCAGTAGCGAAGGGAACGTTGGCAAGTGCGTAGAGATGCAAGGCTCCCCTCTCCATATTGCCGTAGACCCCCGTAGTGTCAGCGGCAGTCCATTCCGTGATGATTTCCTTGCCCTTGAGGTCGATCATTTCATCGAGATTGATGAGTTCCTTGCCCGTAGCAGGCGCAGCGGCGTTGCCCATGCAATCGACAGTGATGGCTCGGATGACCTTGAACTTGTCGTTGTTATCGACATTTCGCTGGGCGCTGCAGTGTTGAGCAGTCCAGATGTCGGTAAACGCGGGCATCTGTGTGGCGTTGTTCGGAGGAAGTTGATGCACGAGTGCAAGAGTGCATTTGGCGGCAGCCGCAACTGCGCCAGGGGATTGCACAACACCCTTGATGTAAACACCGGTGATACGCGCCTTGCGCCCGAGACGAGAATTGGTGGTAGTTCCCTGGGGAATCTGATTGATGACGCAAGCAGAGGGGGTGGCAGCAGTGTTTAAAACATAGCCGCCAGCCGAGTTAGAAACAGCCCCCTCAGTAGAATAGATAATGGGTTTGAGGCCGTTGGCGACCCAAGGATCGAAGAATTTGTTGTCGGTCCTTCGCATCGGGGCGCTATAGAGCATATACGCGGAGGTAGCGTCGATGACTTGATTCTGGCGACGAGAGGCCTGGCGCAGGCTCACGACAGCGTCAATGGCCTTGCCCTTGCGAGATTGTGTTGCTCCGGAGGTGCGGTTTTTAACCCCACCTTGGGCACGGCCTTTGGATTGACGCATCGCAGAAGAAATGAGGTGAACGGAGAGGGCGGATTAGAGGAGTGTTAAAACCCTCTGAAAGAAACAGTTAATTGAAAAGCTTTTTACTTTTTGAAATGGCCAATGGTTTGACGGCCAGGGGAGGATCAGGTCGTGGAGGATAGAGGGAGGCGGGATGAAAGATGGGCGCCACGCGAGGCATATTCTCGACGGGCTTGAGACGTTTGAATATGACATGAACTCTTTTGTAGATGGCGGCGAGGTCATTAGCGCCTTGATGGGATTTCCACCAATATTTGGGGAGGTAATTGGACGTTAGAATCATGACTCTGGGAGCCCACTCGATGCTCGCGGCTCCATGAACGGGGACATTGGTTGGAGTTCCTTGGATGAGGTTCTTGAAGGTGCCGAACTTGCAGCTTCCTCCGTCAAAATCCTGCCATAACACGCATTCGTGTCCGTTGTATCCATCAAAATACATCCCAGATCCCTTTGATTCGGGCGCTCGCCAAACTGTCTTTCCGAAGTAGCCACTGCGTGCAAGGACCTCTGACAGGAAGGTCTTCTGAGTGTTGGTGGGACCAACAATCAGGATAACTATGGTCTCCCAGTGTCGCTCAACGTTGAACTTAAGATAGCGGTAGTGGCCAATGGCACGGTGGTGTCGAACCATATCTCCGAATTGTTGTTCAAACAACGCGAGCTCGGTAGCCCCTTTGTCGACGTTGTCTTTCAACTTCAGGAGATCAGAACGACCCCCCTTTTTGCCTGCATGAGGGACTCTTTCGCCGTAGCGCCAGGGGCCTTCAAGACGCGAGGCCTCTTTGGTGCAGTAGACCTCGTTCTCTTGGTCAGACCCCTTCGCCGGCTCATTATGAGAAGGCTCACCACCAAAAATCCTTTTTGCGAGGGATGAAACCGTGGTGCCCCGGGTCCTGACAGGAAACTGGACGTAGGCTTGGACATGCCTTTTACCTTGAGCAGTCTTCTCGATCTGGAACACAAGATACTGACAGGACTCTGGAAGGACGGCTGGGCGGCGTTGTGGGCGGTGCACTGTGAAACACCAGTGTGTGGACTGGGGTCCACGACCTGTTAAGAATGCACCAAAAATCATCGTTAGTGGTGTATGGTTCTAGGTGTCCGGGTAATACTA